TAACATTAATGAGTTTGCTTCATCAGACTACGTTGGGCCACAAAACCTTCCGTTTGCTGGTGGCATGACAATGAAAGAGTTCTTGGGATTCAAGATCTTCTCAACTTCAGCGGTAGCTGGCGGCAAAAACTTTGCTTACCACGCTCGCGCTGTGGGCATTGGCATTAACTCTGATGTTCAAACCGAGGTCAACTATGTACCGCAGAAGGTAGCGCACCTTGCGACATCAATGATGTCTATGGGTTCTGTCGTTATCGATGATGACGGTGTGTTTGAAGTTCTCGACAACAACTAATAGGAGGGGGGGCGAAAGCCCCCTAACTTCTTATGCCAGCAAATACAGCAATTAAAATATGCTCCCGCGCTTCTATACTAATGGGTGGCTCGCCTATTCAATCGTTTGATGAGGGAACGGCTGAAGCTGATGTGGTTGACGCTGTATATGAGGATATTGCTCGCGCTGCGCTAACTAACTCAAGATGGCGCTTTGCTACTAATCAACAGCAGATTAGTAGACTTGTAGCGGCACCAACGGGTCGATACGATGCAGCTTACCAGCTTCCGTCTGATCTTATTATGCTAAGTGCTGTAACAATAAATGATGAACCTATTATCTATGACACATATGGCGATAAGGTTTATTGCAATGCTAACGAGACTGAGGTTCTTGTAGCTGATTATATATTTAGAGCAGATGAGGCTTACTGGCCTCCTTACTTTACAATGGCTGTAGAGTTTCAAGTAGCTGCTATGCTTTCCATCTCAGTCGCTAGGGATGCTCAGTTAGCTTCTTTAATGGAGCAAAAGGGTGAGCAGTTCTTAATGAGAGCGCGTAGGCTTGATTCACAGCAGCAAACAACTAAAAAGCTAAACACTTCGAGGTTTGTAAGTCAAAGGCGTAGCTAATGCAGAAAGTTAGAGTACCACAGAATAGCTTTCAGTTTGGCGAAATCAGCGATTCTTTGATAATGAGAACGGATTCTGCTGTGTATGTTTCTTCTGCACAGCGCGTAGAGAATATGATTGTTACGGCTGAGGGTGCTTTGAAAAAGCGTCATGGCTTAAAGAATCATTATAACTATAGCATAACTTATAATGGAACTTATCCAGAGCAATCTCACTTATTTAAGTTTGAGTTTGATGATAATGAATCATATGTAATTTCTGTTGAGCATCAAAAGGTTCGTTGTTTTTTCTTAGATGACGCTGGAACTTATACCACTGCTGGTGACTTACATCTTGTAGAAACTATTACTCAGGATACTAGCAGTAACGCTTTGCCATTTGATCAAGAGTATTTGCAAGAATATACCTTTGCTCAATATGGCGATGTAATGTTTATCTGCCATCCTTTGTTTGCGCCGCGTATGCTTACAAGAACTGCGCTAGATGCGTTTGAAATTAGTGTTTATAGCTTTGATCAAAGGGCTGATAACAAAGTTACCTATCAACCTTACTCTACGTTTCAAGCTAATGGCGTAACGCTAGATCCATCAGCAATAAGTGGCACTGGCATTACACTTACAACAAGCGCAAATTATTGGGTTCCAAATCACGTTGGGGTTACTGTTCGGTATCATGAGTCTGAAATTTTAATTACAGGCTATACTTCGGCTACAGTAGTTACTGGCGATGTTTTAGACACACTTAAAATAAGATTGTCTGTTTTAAATCCATTAAGAACTGCTGATGGCTCTAATCTTGTAGAGATTACTCATTTAGATCATGGCCTTAATGTTGGTGATGCAATTACAATAGAAGGCGCTAGTGCAACTGGTGGAATTAACACTGCTCAATTAAATGTTACGGATCAAGTTAGAGAGATTATTGACGAGAATACTTACACTTATCAAGCTGGAGGTACTGCAAATGACAGTGAAGATGGCGGTGGTAATGTTAAGGTGGTTTCTCATGCACCAATCCGAGACTGGGATGAGCAGTCTTGGTCGGCTGTTCGAGGCTATCCTGCGGCCGTTACTTTTCATGAAAACCGCCTGTGCTTTGGTGGAACAATAGCAGAGCCAGATAATATTTGGATGAGCAAGGTTGGTAGCTTTTTTAACTTTGACGTAGGTGATGCTGCCGATTCTGATTCAATTCAGATTGTTGCTGCAACAGGCGATGTAAACCAAATTAGATATATGGTTTCTAACCGTGACTTGCAGATCTTTACTGCGACTGGTGAATTGTATGTACCTACCTACTTGAACCAAGCCATTACGCCAACAAACGCTCAGATCAGAAAGCAAACACCATATGGTACTGAGTTTGTTCAGCCAACCTCTATTGATGGCGCTACTATCTTTGCGGAGATGGGTGGCAGGACAGTAAGAGAATATTTATACACAGATACCGAAGAAGCTTATACTGCGACTTCAATATCTACTATTGCCTCTCATTTAATAGATAGTCCTAAGTATTTAACTGTTGTTCATAGCGGCTTTGACCTGCCTGATTCCTATGCGGCTATAACCTTGGGTAATGGCGATATATCTTTGTTTAGTTCTAACAGAGCAGAGAAGAAAGCGTCTTGGACTAGGGTAACAACAGATGGCAGATTTTCTTCTGTTGTTGCTATTCACAATCGTTTGTTTGCGAATGTTTACTATGGCAATAAGCTTTGCTTATGTGAGTTTACCAAAGCTTCTTTGTCAGGTGTAGGCTCAAGAGATATGGGTATAGATAACTTTATTTATGTAGCTGGGTATCCTTGGATTGATGTTTCTAGCCTTTATTCTGTTGGTGATACAGTTACTCTTGGCGTATGGACTACTCCTACAACATGGCTTGGTGAGCATCCTGTTGTAAGCAATAGTGGAGTTGCTTCAGTAGATGTAAGCGCATATCAAAGTTTTGGTGGAAACTTCTGGGTAGGCAGAGCATTTACAGCCAAGATTGTAAGTAATCCTGTAGATGCTTCTATGGGTAATGGGCCAGCAACAGGCGAGGTCAGAGGCATTACCAATGTAGTTGTTGATGTAAAGAATACGGATTCTTTAAGGGTAAACAACAGGCCGGTAATTAGTTCAAACTTTACTGGCAAGAAGGAAGTAAGATTGCTGGGATATAATAGAAATCCACAGATTACCATTGAGCAGGATAATCCTGCTGAGATGCAAGTAAATGGATTAGTAGCGGAGTTAATAGTCTAATGTCTGCCTTTCAATTAATTGCTGCTGGAATTAGTGCATTTGGACAAATGGCTGCTGGGCAAGCTGCTCAAGAGTCTGCTGAACTTGATGCATTTAATACTGAAACACAAAGAGAGCTTAGTAAAGTTGAAACACTTCAACGTCATAATGACAGGCTTGAGCAGTATAGATACAATGTAAAGGCTAATATTTCTGCATTTTATGCGGCTGGCAGAGATGTTGGTTCTGATAAATCTGTATCTGCCTTTCTTCAAAGGCAAAAAGAAGTTGTTGCAGAAGACACAGGAAGATCTGATCTTATGGGTTTCTTTGAGCAAATGAAACTTCAACAACAGGCAACTACAATGAGAGTAGAAGGCAGAGCAAGAAAGCAAGCAGCAACTATTGGTGCATTTACCACAATGGCTCAAGGCATTGCCGACTATAGTAGTACAGGTAAAGGCTCTAGCGGAGGCATATAATGGCTGTTATAAGAGAAAAAAAACAATTTGCTATTGGCCCCATTGGTATAGCTAGATCCTCTTCTGCTGGTCAGATTATTGGAGAACAAGTTGCTAGATCTGCAAATCAAGCCCAACAATATTTTTTTAGACGCGCTGTTGAAGACGCGCAGCAAGCAGGGGTTGAAAGCGCTCAAGCTTTAGAGGCTTCTGAAATAACTGCACTTGATCCAGATACAGGTAGGCCAAAGAGTTATGATGGCCCAAAAGGAATGGGGCGTTATGCATTAAAGGCTTATCAAAAAGTTTTGCTATCTCGTTTTGAGCAAGAAATAGCCTCAGAAATTGAAAGCAAATCAAAAGAGTTAGCATTAAAACATAGAAGAAGCCCCGAGGCATTTAAGTCTTCTATGTCTGAATACATTGCTGGCATGAGTAATGTAGAAGAATCTACTGTATTTAAAAATGAAATTGTTCGCATAGGAAATGCAGTTCAAAACCAAAAGTATATAGCGCTACAGTCTCAAGCTATTGCTAGACAAGAACGCAACGATGCAATTCTTTATAAGTTTAATAACTCTGAAGCTTCTCTCAACATTGAAGACTCATTTGCCGCTGGTAACGATGAGCTTGGAAATAGTTTAATTTTATCTGCCGAAAAGCTGGATGCAGATAATATTGCTGCTGGCACCATTCTATCTAGTGAAACTATTGGCAACGCCAAGAATAGAAAGCTCGCAAAGGTTCAAGGCCAGTTTAGATATGAATTAAATCAAGCAATAAAAACTAATGCTTCACGCTTTGATCTTGAGTCTGCTTTAAATGCTATAGACAGTGGTGATTTATCAGGTCTTAGCGACAAGGGATTTAATAATACTTATAATACCCTTGTCAGCGAAGGTGCAACATTTACAGAATCGTTTGCTGCTTTTGCCACTGAGCTTTTACAAGATGGTTTAAACCAAACCAGACTTACTGCTGAAATGGAAACGCGCAAACGTATTGCAGATGATTTAGATACCAAATCTAAAGATAACAGTGAATACTTTGATCTAATTAGCGGAGCTAATTCAGATGTTGCGGGAACGGCTTCAGATGCAGTTTCCAGTTATATGACTGATTTACAGACTCAGCTTAATTTAATCGAGTCAGGTGCGACTCAAGCCGAAATAGAATCTATTACATCTGGGTCTTTTAGAAGATTAAACAACGTTAAAAGCGGAGTGATTAATAACTTGTTTGCTGAAGCTACCTCAGTAGAAGATGTTGTTAATATTCAAAAGTATTTAGCAAACCCAACTTCAGACAACTTAAATAGAGTTAATGAAGCCTCGCAGTCTTTAGCAATTACTTTAACTGATATGGCAAGGAGTAGTCAAAACCCTCAGTTTTTAACTGAAGCTATATCATATGCAGAAGGTGTAAGCGATGAGGTTCGTTTTTCAGAGTTTCAAACGAAAACAGATAATGCTCTTGATTACAATGATTACCTCAAGGGAAGAACATTTCCTAATTTATTCTCAGCAGAAAGTGTTGAGCAAATTGAGCTGATTAGAGAAAATTCATTAGACGAGCTAAACAAAACTGAATTGCAAGCTGGTGATAGGGAAAAGTTTGAAAGTGCGCTAAAGAACAAAACTTCGGAGTCTTTTATTCGCTTTGCATTTAGCGGCATGACTAATCCCAAAGCAATAGAGGCTGCTGCACTTTATGCTAGAGATGGAGTCGATCCTAATAATCTTGTTAGTTCTCAGCGAAAAGCCGTAATAGATAAAGCTAGAGAGGCGTTTGATGATTCGTCTGCATATGGTGCATCTGTAGAAAGATATAGCGATGGAGCAAAGAGACGCTACAATCTTAATGTGAGGATTGCTTCTGATGATAAGCTTATACGAGATGCCTTTGATGGTACTCTTGGAGAAGCAACTAAAGATGATCGTGTTAAGTTTGGAAGGCTTCTAAGTGTACCTGATGATTTTTACACTAATTCAAAATACGATGAGCCTGAGTACGCACAGCTAACTGAAATACTTTCTCAAACGTCTTCTTCTATCTGGCCTCAAGCTCAAGTAGATACTATTAATTCGTTCCTTAACGGAAACATTACTGACCCCGATCAGATCAAAAGAGTTCTTGTGACTTACGCAAAGGCTTCTGAGTTTGTGACAGATCAAGGGCTAGAAGTTGAGTCACGCGGATCTTCTTCGCTTACCTCGAGTCAAAAAGTTTTAATGGATGAAGCCGTTTCATTTAGTCAAATCAATACTGACCCAACTGCCTTAGCAGTTCATATGCAAAAAATAAAAACCACTATGGGCAACCCTGCACTTAAGGCTCAGATGAATGATTACTTTAAAGGAGAAGGTGTAAAGGACGCTAGAGAATTTGTTGCTAACAATTTTCCGGAAGCTCGAATGAATGCAAACTTGTTTGATAGATTGCTTACCAAAACAAGAATGCATTACTTTAAGAACGCTGGTGAAATTAAACCTGAGTCTATTGATGATTTAATCTCTAATCTTCAGTCTGATATAGATAAAAACTTTGTTGAGGATAATCGAATCATTACTCTGTCTGGCTCTAGCCAAACATTGTATCCATTGTCTGTTACTGCCAAGGGCAATGAGCAAGCATTTATGGACTATATCCGCTCTTCTTTAGCGCAAAATTCTCCAAATAAAGATATAGATTGGAACTCTGTTGAGTTTAAGCTGACGCCCGTTGGTTACAATGATGAAGATGGCGGCATGACTTATGGTGTAGTTATTGAAAATGAAACTGGTGGGCGAGACTTGCAAGAAGTTTCTATGCAGCTTGAGCCTGATACAGAAGAACCTGTTATTATTCCTGCGTTCTTTTCTACAAATGAACCTTTTTTTGCTGCTGCTAAACAAAAAAGAATGAAAGCTGCTGAACAAGAGCAAGTAGATATTGCTACAGAAGAAGCGGCTCAGCCTAGTAAAGCTTCAGTTATAGCAGAAAGAACTCAGCTTGGTCGAGCTGTTCAAGAGCGTTTGGGCTTTGGTGTAGAATATAAAGCTCAGGTTGCTCAGAAAAAGTTTACTCAACAAGAGGCGATGGATGAATTAAGAACCATTGTAGATGTTGATAAATATGAATCTCTTAGCTCAGTTAAGCCAGCAATGCTTAGATCTTACGGCAGGGTTGGTGAGGTTCCATTTAATCAGTCATTAATAGCCTTGAGCAGTATACTATCAATAGTAAAACGAGACAAAAATCCCTTAGCTAGACAGCTTGAGGTAGATTTAAAATCAATGATTAGTATTATTAACGGGGTTGAAGACTAAATGCCTGTAAATCCTAATAGCTTTCGTGCGGGGTACTTTGCTGAGGGCGTAGTTGAACAACCAGATCCATCATTTTTTGATACACTTGGTGCTTCTCTTGGTTATAGCTATGCCCCTGCATACAACACTCTTACTAATTCTTTTCGTTACAATCCTCAAAAAGGATATGACTGGCGACAAGACCTAGAAGGCTATGAATTATTTGCGACTGATCTTAATCATGCTGTTAGCCCACAGCACATGGCAAAGTTAAAACAAGATATAGAAGACTCAATATCTAGGCGACAGGTTCTTCAGAACTCATCTGTCCTTTCTCAACTTGGTGCTGGTTTATTTGATCCAATTAACCTTGTTGCCCTTCCTTTTGGCGGCCCTGCTCTTGGAGTAGGCCGTTCTGCATTGCGCGTTGGCGCTGGTACGGCTGCATTAGAGCTAGGCTTAGAGCTAACTAGGCAGTCTGATCCCCTGCAGACAGCACAAGAGGGCGCAATAAATGTTCTTTCTGCTGGCGCATTTGGTGCTGGCTTTGGTGCTGCCTTTGGTGGTGTAAACGCTAGGGCTTATGCAAAAACAAAGCAGGGCATTCAAGAAGAATTTGATATGATTAAGCGCCTAGATAGACTAGAGGGCGTTACAACAGAACAAATTAGTGTGCCAAGAGCAGAGCGCAGATTTGGCAATGACAGCGATGAATATCTACAAGCACAACTAGATATGTTTGAGTCTTCTGCGGCTCGCTCAGAGGCAGATGCTATTGCTTATGAAGGTAGACCAGAAGCTTCTCAGTTTGAGGCGAGAGCACAAGAGCAAAGAGCTTACGCACAACAGTTTAAAAATGAGCAAGGTATTCGTGAGCTAGAATCTAAGAATATAGATCTTACAGATCCGTATAGAATTATGAATACACTCTATACTGATAGCTTTCTTTACAAAGCAGTCACCACACCAGTCAAACGTTTGCTACAATCAAAATATCCGTCAGCAATTAAAGAAGCGACTGTGCGTAGTTTTGGAGACAGCGGCATTACTCTAGCTTTAAACTCTGTTGGCTTGGCTTCTCCGCAGTCAGTTGCCCAAAGGGCAGCGGTATCTAATGGCAAGTGGGTAAGAGCACATGACGAAATGATAAAGCTTTGGACAGCGGAAACTGGTGCAGCCAATATTAGTAGGCTTGATATTAATGTTACTGATATTGTTCGTCGTGCCTCTCGCTCCGAAAACACTTACAGAAAGTGGCTTACTACAGTTAGTGAAAAAAGAATTAAGAATATAGAAGATCTTACTGACAATGAGCGCAAGGCTATTGGAGTTATAAACAAATACTTTAAGGATGCTGGTGAGCGATTAGAAGACGTAGGGCTTATAGGTACAGCTAAAGGTGTGTCTCGTCGTATAGATAATCTTGAGGCAAAGATTGAAGACTTAAACTCACGATTAACTAGAGCGGAAAGAAAAAAAACTACTCGCGGTCAGTTTGAGGCTAATAGAATTAAAGGTGAACTAGATCGCTTAGGCGGCAAGCTTGCAGGAGAGCGTCAAACATTACAAGGCTTAGAGGAAGTTAAGATTAATCCCGCCAATGAGGATGTATTTTTTCCAAGGTTTTGGAGCCAATCTGCGGTTAAAAAGAATCGTAAAGAGTTTTCTGAAATTCTTTATGGCTGGTATAAGCAAAACCCATTTATTTATGAGTTTGACTCTAAGACATCTACATACGTTAAGACCGAACTATCTTCTGAGCCTTCTAAAATTCAAGAGCGCGTTGACTTAACAATAGATCGCATACTAGGCGAGCAAGACCCTACTAATGTAGATAATATTGGCTTTGGTGTCGGTCGCTCTAAGCACTTTCGTCATAGAGAATTAGATATACCTAATAAACTTGTAACTGACTTTATGGTTACTGATCCGCTTGCTGTAATGAAAACATATGCTACTCGTATTGAGCCGCGTTATGAGTATGCAAAAGCATTTGGTCAGGACGTTGATGGCGTTTTGTTTGATTTAGAATCAGAAATGATTGCTAAAGGTTTTTCTGAAAAAGACATAAACAAAATGCGTAGGGATTATCTACATATGTATGAGCGTACTGCTGGTGCAGTTATTAGGAATCCAGATAGCTTGAGCCAGAAGGCTGCGTTTATTCTTAGAGAGGCCGCTTCATTTAGTTATATGGGTTCTGCTGGTTTAGCTGCGCTCCCTGACTTTGGGCGCATTGTTATGGAGCATGATGCTGAGAATGTTATGAAAGGCATTCAAGCAATTATGGATAAAAACACAGTTAATCTAACAGCTAATGAAATTAGATATGCTGGTGAGGCTATAGATATTCTTCGTGGCTCTGCACATATGCGGCTTATGGAGGATCTTTCTAATAACGTAGATGCTAGTGACCTTCTTAGTAATGCCCGAAATGCTTTCTATATTATGAACGGGCTTGCTCCGATGACTGGTATAGCTAAACAACTAGCTGGTATTGTTGATGCACATACTATTATTGATTACTCGATTCGGTACACCGAGCTTACACCACAAGAGCTAACATGGCTGTCTCGCTACGGGATTAGCGCAGAGGATGCTAAGCAAATTGCTAATGCTCCTTGGCGCAAAACAGACAATGGTTTGTATATGGCTAATACAGATGAGTGGGTTGATAATCTTAGCTTTCCACAAACTGATGCTCGCATTGTAACTATAAATGAAGATGGCTCTCCTGTTGGTAAAACAAGAGGCGACAGATACATACCGGCTTACTACGATAAGAAAAAGAAAACTATTTTTGCAGATATAGATTACATTGAAGGCCCAATGTATCAAGATAAAGCTTGGACTAAACCAAGAGTTAAGGGTGTAAACCCGCTTCCAGAAGATGCTTTTCCAACACCTAAAGCATTTTCTAATTTTATTATGTTTCACGAAATTGCTCATACAAACTTTTTGCAAAAAGCTGGTGAAAGCAAAGCTCAGTATGAAAATAGAATTAACAAAATAGCTATGGAGCAACACAAAGCCCAGTCATCTATTAATGAAGAGACTGTATTAAAGTTTCGCACTGCACTTAATAGCGGTGTGTTGAATACAATTATGTCTGCTACTCCTGCTGATAAACCAATTATTACTGATGGTGTAGTTTATATTCCAGCGCACATAGGTAGATCATTTGGATTTAAAGAAGACGCAAAATTTAAAGGATACACTAGAATTGAAAACGGTTTTGTTGGTTTGCCGTTTCAGTTTTATAGCTACATGCTAGCTAACGTAAATAAAACTATAGGTGCATTAGCACAAGGGCAGATTAAAAATAGAATGCTAGGTATTACAGCGTCTATGGGGTTGGCTTATATGTCACTGGCTATTCGCACTCCTAGCTTTGCTTGGGAAGAAATGGGTTGGCGAGATAGATTTGTAAGAAGCTTTGATATGAGTGGTGTAATGGCACTCTACTCAGATATTCTTTACACTTCTTTGCATACCTCCTTAGCTCTTGGTGGGCCTAACATTACTAACGGTCTTATTTCTCCTAAGTTTCCACAGGAACCAAATGCCATTGATGCGCTAACTGGTGTTGCTGGTGCTGGGCCATCTTGGGCTGCTGATACTATTTCAGGAATGTATCAGTTTGCTAATGGTGAGTATGGAGAAGGCGGTAAGCAAGTAGTTAGAAACTTGCCATTTGCTAGAATGTGGTTCTTAAAGGATGACATTAATCAGATTACTAGAGCTTGGGCACAGTAATTTGTCTTAGATTATTTGTGCATTGTTCTTCTTAGCTTCTTTATGACACAAGAGGTAGGAGAGGTGACACATGGCAATAAATGTAGCAGATAACAATCCGCGTATAAATTACACAGCAACATCAGGACAAACTGTATTTACAGTTCCTTTTGAATTCTTTGCCAGCACTGATCTGACTGTATATGTAGATGGCTCGGTTTTGTCTGCATCTGCTTACACGGTTACAGGCGGCAACGGGTCAACTGGATCTATTACTACAGATAGCGGACAGACTGCTGGCGCAGAGATTGCTATCGTTAGAGATGTGCCGCTCGAGCGTACAACTGACCTTACATCTACTTACAGCGCATCTTCTTTAAATGACCAGCTAGATCGGCTTGTTACTCAGGTTGCTGACTTAGATGACCGAGTGTCGCGCTCTATATCTTTAAATGACTATGAAGTAGGTGTGTCGCTAGATCTTCCTGCCAAAGCCAGCCGTTTAGGTAAGACTGTTCAGTTTAATAGCACTACTGGTGCATTAGAGGTTGGGCCAAGTGGCGATGAGCTAACAAGCATTGCATCTATTGCGTCTGACATTACTTCGCTAAACGCCATTAAGACAAATATTACTAGCCTTTCTGGTTATACTACGGAAATCAATAATGTTGGCGACAATATTTCCAGCGTTACTTCAGTAAGTAGTGGCATATCTAGCGTTGGTTTAGTCGCTACAAATATTGCAGATGTAAACTCAGTCGCTGGATCTATATCAGATTTAAATGATGTTGCTGATAGTCTTGATCAGGTTGAGCTTGTTGCAGGATCAATTAGCAATGTAGATATTGTTGGCGCTGGGATTAGCAATGTAAATACTGCTGCTGGCAACATTTCTAATATTAATACTGTTGCTGGAATTTCATCCAATATTACTACTGTTGCTGGCATCACAAGTGCAATTAATACAGCTAACAGCAACGCAACAAACATTAATCTAGCCGCTACTAATATAGATGACATTAATGATGTTGCTAATGTTATTACGAAAGTAACTAGCGTTGCGGATAACATTGCTAATGTTAATACCGTTGCTCCGTCTGTTGGTTATTTATCTACAGTTGCTAACAACATTACTAACTTTAATATTATTGGCTCCAATATTAACTCAATTAATACAGTAGCTACAAACATTAGTGATGTAATTAGCGTAGCTAATGATCTGAACGAAGCCGTTTCTGAGGTTGTTACTGTAGCTGATGACTTAAATGAAGCGGTATCTGAGATTGATACTGTGGCTACAAATATTAGTGACGTTAATACTGTAGGCGGTATTAGTGCAAACGTTTCTACGGTTGCTGGAATTAGTTCAAACGTTACGACTGTTGCTGGGATTAGTTCTGATGTAACAACTGCGGCTGGCATTAGCGGTAACATTACTGCTGTTGCTGGTGATGCGGCAGATATAAATACAATCATTGCTAATCTTGCAAATATTAACTTGGTGGCCTCTAACATCAATGCTGGTGTAATTGATGGCATCTTTGACTATGGCGCTGTAAGTGATTCAGTGTCTTCATCTACTGATTACGGGAGCTTATAATGGCTACACAGGTACAACTTCGTCGCGGCACTGCTACAGAGAATAACTCGTTTACTGGCGCGCAAGGTGAGCTTACGTTTGACACTACCAACAAGCGTGTAAGGATTCATGATGGAGCAACTGCTGGTGGGTTTGAGTTAAAGACTGAGAACCCTAGTGGCGATACTTTATTTGCTGACAATGAAAAAGC